TTGTCTCTATGTCTAAGAAGATCATCGTCCTTGTCCTTATCATTTTGTCGGAGATTGTTAACATCTACCGACTGTTTGTAATCTTCTGCTGAGTCTTTACCAAAGATGGCATTCCACCTTGATGCCCACTCTTCATCAGCTATTGATCTGGGACGCTGAGTATGTCCCTTTCCTCCGTCACTCATCGTAAAACTGCCACACCAATACAGGTGTGTCCTTTCCTATGTAAGCATTCTCAATATTAAAGTCGATGTATTCAACGGCTTCGTCATGAGACATACCATCTCTAATTGTTAACTGTTCAACCATCTTGTCACTGTGGTAGACCAGTACATCAACACGTTCATTACCATTCCATATAGATGCCATACCCATAATGGCACTATCAAATCCATCCCACTTCTTCATAGCATAAGTCCTTCCATTGAATCTTCAATCTCGAACATTCTGCCAGTATCTTTGTTATAAAGCAAGCTACAAGCAGGACCAGTCTGTCCACTGTAGCGGTTCTTCAACACCCTCACCTTGGTGGTGTTGCGTTCAATGGGATCATCAGCCTGACCATTCCTCTCTAGCGATATCACCATGTCACTAAGTTGTGCTATGGCAGCACTGCCTCGAAGCTGAGCTAGACTAGTGGTTGCACCTTCCTCATGTCCTTTGTCTGATGGACGCTTGAGGTGGCTGACAATAATGAGAGCAATGCTAGTTTCCTGCACAAGCATGCGAAGCTTGGTCATGATTTCGTCAATGGCCTTACGCTCATCGCCATTGTCCTGACTGGACACGATGATGGACAAGTGATCTAGGAATACATACTTACAGCCTAGTCCCTTAGCCATATACTTCACACGATTAACAATGTTCTCGATGGCTGTCGATCCGAAGTGATCGAAGAAGTACAGGCGACCAGTGCCTAGTGTCTTATCGAACGCATCCTTTCGTACTACTTCAGATACCTCAGATGTTGGTAGGTGTAGGGGCGTGTCAGCAGCAAGGCTCATCATTGACAAGCTAGTCTTACGCACACTCTCTTCTAAGAACATCAAGCCAATGTTGTCGTTGCTGTTCTGCAACAAGTGCCACACAATTTCTCGTAGAGTCTGGCTCTTACCTAGTCCACTACCTGCTGTGAATGTAACCAGTTCTCCTGCTCTGATGCCATAGGTAATGTCGTTGAGTCCCTTCCAAGGGTAGAAACAATCTGCTGCTTCCATTGGTGTTGATACCAACTCCCACAGCCCAGTGCCACTAACAATACCATCAGGTACGAACGGCTCTGCTGCCCACCACCTAGCTACGAATGCTGCTTCCTTGCTTTCTGCAAGCCACTCGCATGCATCCTTGTATGCAGGGTCAGGTTTAAATATCTTGCACTTACTACCAAACAATTCAGCAACTTCCTTCGCTGCCTTCTGCCCTGCCTCGTCACCATCAAAGCACAGCACAATGTTTTCAAAGCTGTTGATGTATTCGTAGTTTGCTTTCGCATCCTTCAATGCACTACCTGCACCTGTGCGTATAGATACAACAGGATACTTACTGCCTGTCAATTGGTATGCTGCCAACGCATCGAACTCACCTTCAGTGATGGTGAGATACTTACCATTGGATGGATAGAGATGTTGTCCAAACAGAGTACCCTTGCTCCATCCACCTACGGTGGTGAACTTCTTGTCCTTCACTTCCCTACGCTTAGCTGCCACCAGTTGGGAATTACTATCGTAATAGGGGAAGTAATAGAAACCCTCATGGCGTACAACACCATAGCGTTCCATTGTAGTTTTGTTAATGCGTCTGTCTGAGACACTCACACTAACGCCTTCGTTGTAGCTTTTAATAAAGCCACTGGTATCTTTTGTATCGCTGTCTACATCAATCACTTCTAGTCTTTCGTTGTTGGTTGATGGGATGTATGTATCACATACAAAACATTTGGTGGACATGTCTTCATTCAGTGATAAGCCATCACTGCTTCCGCATGTCTCACAAGGTAGGTGTGTTTTTAGAAATGCCATAGCCTTTGTAGGTAACTTTGTTGGTCTTGAGCACCTGCTCATATGCGTTGAATAGCTTGGTCATTCTAGCATCATGCAGGGTATGGATGCCTAACAATAAATTGGAAAGCTCATCCTCATCAGGTTGCTTCTCTCTGTCCAGTAACACCCACAACACAGAGTCGATGTCCTCTTTAGTTATCCAAGCTGCCATGATGAGGTCTTCTAGTTCATTCAATTTCATTTTTCACCTCATAAGTAACCCAACTACCGCAGAGAAAAGCCCACAAAAGTATTATAGAAAACCTAGCAAACTCAGACCAGTTACCTGCGTTGTAGTCCCAGTTAATGAATGCTCCAATTAAATAACACACAGCCATGATGTATGTACTGATGAACCAGCTCTTCATGTGTTCTTCTCCTTGAGTTTGGCTTCAATGGCTTGATAAAAATCTCGATTGGCTTCTTTCTCATCGGAATCCAAATTGATCGTTATCCACACTACGCTTTCTGCTTCTAAATACTCCTCATCCGTCAGCCCTTCCCATGTGCGCTGTTCTTCAAGGGTTTCAATCAACTTGTCTATATATTCTTGAGGGTTGCAGTATCTACACCCATCACCCACAAGCTTTGTTCTTAAATCACATTTGCATTTACTCATTTCGCTGCCTCCATATATAAGCCCACATTACCCAGTGCATAACCAACAAAGGCTATGCCTAGCCCAGTGTTACCCTTGAGTAGCAGGTCCACTGCCACCACTGCATAGACAACACCAACAATTGCAATCAGCCAAGCACTCATGATCTATCCTTCACAATTTCTATCGGTTGAAATTCTTTTATCACTCTTACAAGAGCACTCATAAGTTCCCAGTCTTGGTCTTGAACCTCACGCTTAAGCTCATAGTTAAGTAGCCATTCCAATTGTTCAAGAACAATAGCCTCTTGTTCAAATTGATTTAATGTCATACCAGTCCTCTCATTTCCTGTGTCACTGTTGCACTACGCAAAGTGTTCTTGATGTATGGTGTTAGGCTCTGCGGTGTGGCATGACCTGACACTGACATGATGTTTGTAATTGGTACACCAACTTCAATCATCTCTGTGATGGCTGTCCTTCGCAAGTCCTGCAACACTAGGTCATCAGGTATCCCTGCATCAGCCATGATTTGCTTAGCCACCCTCGACAGATTGAACAAGCTATAAGGCAGCAAGCCACCCTTCCTATCAGGAACATTGGATGGTGCAATGTATTGCTGCCAACCAAACTCAGCATGCTGTTGTCTCAGCATTGTTAGCAAGCCTTGGCTTGTTGGGATAGTCACCCTAGACCTACGCTTGCTTTGTTCCAAGTGCAACACACCCTTCTCTAGATCTACCTGATCCCATCGTAGCTTACGCATGTCACCCATACGCTGTCCATATTCATAGCCCATCTGCACAATGAGTCCTACATTCCTCCACTTGAATGTGGAGTAGGCAGTGTTCATGAATGCTCTAACATCTTCCCTAGTCCATACAGTTCTGCGAGGTTTGTCTGCCCTTCGTAGCACCTTGCTGAATGGATTGTGTGTGATATAGCCGTGACGGATAGCGAAGTTGAATAGCAAACGATAGACAGCTAAGGTGTGGTTAGCTAAGCTAACACTATGCTCAGCATGTGTCTCGTATATCTTCTGACAATGCGGAGTGACTAAGTCACCAAGCTTGCATTGATACAGAGCAACACCATTAGCTTTGCTATCCTTCCATCCCTGTAGGTAGTAGAGATAGTCATGCTGTGCTTTAGCACTGAGCTTGGTGTAAGTGATGTTGTTCTTGTATGCCTTGACTAAGTCAGCCACCTTCGTCTTCTCAGAGATATCTTTAAGATATCTAAGTTCTTTACGCCAGTTGTCTAGCTGTGCATTGAGTTCTTCAGCTAAGGCAAAGGCTTTGTCCTTGTCAGTGCCAAGCACTGTGCGTTGAACAACACCCGCATCCACTGCATCCTGAGGTGGGTTGTATCTCCACTTGGTTATGCCTTCGGCAGCCTTAGCCAGTGTTACATATCTAGGTAGACTCATTTGTTTTCCAATTGTTTCTGTGGAAGCTTATCAATAAATGCCTGACCAAACTGCACACTAGAACAGTCTTCAATCCAAACATCATCAAGAAAGGACTCCTCTGTATCTCCATGACAGTACACAATGAAACGCTTACCACCATAAGTTATGTCATACATGGACTCCACTCGTTCAACTGGTTTGTTACACACTGCACACATCGGAACATTATGTAACACCAAATCGTATTTGCTAATAGGAGATATACTCATGCTTGTCCCCTTGCCCGAATGTCGTTTGCAATCTCAGGCAAACACTCTTGACTGTATGTGTCAGGCAAACTGCTTTCTTCAACAATCTTTGCACACGCCTCACGC